TAAAGATCGCATTAAGAGGAATGAAATTAATTGTTCCTCCAGCATTACAGTTTGTTGCAGACAGACTTACTCAAACACAGTTAAGAACTGGAACTGCAGATAACGATATTAATGCTTTAAGAAATATGGGAATGTTGCCACAAGGTTACGTTATCAATCATTTCTTAACTGATACAGATGCGTTTTTTATCAAAACTGATGCACCAAACGGATTTAAACACTTTGAAAGAGCACCAATTAAAACTCAAATGGAAGGTGATTTTGACACTGGAAATATGAGATTTAAAGCAAGAGAAAGATATTCTTTCGGGTTCTCTGATCCAAGATGTGTTTTTGGTTCTCCAGGAGCATAAAAATATTTTAAAGGGTGACTAGTCAGTCACCCTTTTTTAATATAAACTAAAACAAACCTTGACAGTTACATGGTGTAACTGACATTTGCCAAGACAAGGAGAGTAACATGGCTAATACAACATTTTCAGGTCCAGTCCGATCAGAAAACGGATTTCAAGTAATTTCAAAAAACGCAACTACTGGTACTATTACTACAGTAGCAAGTACAGCATCTACTGGAATTGTAACCAATAAATTTATCAAACATGTAGGTTTTGCTTCAGGTGTAACCTGTAATACTACTGCAGGAGATAGTGATAATATTGGAGAGTTTACACAACCAGCTAATACTATAATTACAGATATTAAGATATTTTGTGATTCTGCCCCTACACTAGGAAGTTCAGGCGATATTGGTTATGAAGTTGGAACATCAAGTTCAGGTGCACAAATTGTTGCTGCAGTAACAGATGAAATATTAGATGGTGGAACAACTGTAGTAGAGCATAACGTAACAGTTACATCCCTCGTTCTACAAACACAAAGTGGTACGACTGCTCCAGCTTCTGTTCAATATACATCTGCAGAAAGAACTATATTTTGTAATATTACAAACACACAAGATGCAACAACACAAGGTTCTTTTACATTTATAATCGAATACGTCCAAATAGCGTAGGAGGATTAAATGTCTGGAACAAGATCTGATGTAAAAGCCTTTAATCATGATCAGGGAGATGATGCTGCAGTTGTGGGTCCTTCTAGATCAAGGATAAGACAAATTCTCGTTTTTGGTAATTCCGCAGGTGCTTTAACAATAAAAGATGGATCAGGTGGAACTGACTTGCTAGTACAAAGTTTTCCAACTGGACTACATACGTTAAATATACCTGACAATGGAATACTTGCAGAGAACGGAGCATTTGTTCATGCTTTTACTGGTAGTGGTAATAAGTTAACTATTTTCTTATCGTAATGACAAGAGCAAAGAAAAAACAGCCACCTAAAACTAAAAAATATTTCCGCTCCACTAAAAGTGGAGCTGGAATGACAAAGGCAGGTGTTGCTCGTTACAGACGAGATAATCCAGGAAGTAAACTTAAAACTGCTGTAACAGGTAAAGTAAAACCAGGAAGTAAAGCAGCAAAGAGGAGAAAGTCTTTTTGTGCTAGGTCTGCTGGACAAGCTAAAAAGCATAATATTAATTGTGCAAAAACTCCTAAAAAAAGAATTTGTGCG